ACACGCGGTGTCGGAGATGATGCGCCACCCCGGCAACCGTGGGGTCATCTTCCGCCGCGTCCTGCCTGCCGCTGAACGCAGCATCATCCCGCGTGCTGAGGTGATGCTGTTCAACCGGGCGCGGATGAACCGGACGGATAAGTCGTTCACGTTCGACAACGGGTCCATCTTGGAGTTCGGGCACCTCGAGCACCTGTCGAGCTGGTCACGCTTCCAGGGTGCCGAGTTGGGGTTCATCGGGTTCGAGGAGGTCACCGAGTTCGTCCAGGAGCAGTGGGAGAACATGCGCACCCGCTGCCGTGCCCCCGTCCCGGGTGTGCATGCCCATATGGCGGCGACGACGAACCCTGGGGGTGTCGGGCACCGTTGGGTGAAACGGCGGTGGGTGAAGCCCAAGCCTGAGGACATGGCGGACCCTGAGGCGGAGCGGCCGTTACCGGGGGAGATTTGGGAGGCGAAGCACCCCGAGCCGGGTCGGCCCCCGACTCGGCGGGTGTTCGTCCCGGCCACGTTGGCGGACAACCCGATCCTGACTACTAGGGACCCGGGCTACATGGACCGCCTGGCTGCGACAGCGAACAGGGCGATGCGTCGGGCCATGGAGCTCGGTGACTGGGATGCCATCGACCAAATCGAGGGGGCGTTGTGGAATTGGGAGTGGATTGAGCAGGAACGCCGTGACCCGAACATCCTCCGCAACACAGCCGGCGGCATGGGCCTGGTGCATGTGGTGGTTGGGGTCGACCCCGCTGGCACGTCGAACGAGAACTCGGATGACACCGGCATCGTGGTCGCCGGCCGTGGTAGGGACGGCCATTACTACGTGCTCGCTGACAGGACGTGCCATCTGTCCCCGGATGGGTGGGGGCGGGTGGCGGTGGAGGCGTACCACGAGTTCCAGGCTGACCGGATTGTGGCCGAGGTGAACTACGGGGGTGACATGGTGGTTCACACGATCCGGACGGTGGATCAGCGGGTGCCGGTGACAGCGAAGAACGCCGGGGCGAGAGGGAAGCGGCTCAGAGCGGAACCCATCAGCGCCCTCTACGAACAGCGCAAGGTCCATCATTGCGGGGTGTTCGAGGAACTTGAGGAACAGCAAACGTCGTGGACTGCTGAGAGCGGGGATTCGCCGGACCGCCTGGATGCGTTGGTGTGGGCGATGACGGACCTCTCGGCGGGGGTGCAGGTGGGCCGTGGGAAGCAGGACCGCAGCGGAGTACTGAGGGGGACAAGGTGACCGTCTTCCTGGCCGCGAGCGCTGGTGCTGTCAGCGGGTTGGTCGGCTACCTACTCGGGGCGCTCGCGCTGAGGCTGCATCCCCGACGCGACTGACCCCAAGGCCACGCTGACCGCGTGTCCACAGGTCGCGAGTTCCGCATCGACGCCTGGTCCTGGCTGTCCCACAAAGCCGCGGTAGGTGACGGGACCCGCCGCACCCCTGTCGGCGAGGTGCCGAACTGGGTGCCGGAGGAGGACCGGCGGAGGCTTGAGGCGTACCGGGTTTATGTGGAGTACCGGACGAACTGTGTGGGCCGCGAGTTGCAGGCCCCGGTTGATTCGAAGCTCACCGCCGAACAGCTCCGTGCCGCCCACAGGGAGTACGGGGACGCCGCTCTCCTGATCGACCGTGTGGCCCACGGGGTGCATGGTGAGGACTGGGAGTTGGAGGTGGTGGGCGCGGACGATGACCTCGCCGCCGGCCCCGTCCTCCCGGAGGAACCGGAGGCCCCCGGCGATGACGCCCCCGATGTGGAGCGCCGGCTGTTCCAGGTGCGGCTCGAGCGGTGGACGACCGAGGTGGAGGAAATCACCGAGGAATGGATCGCCGAGTTCGAGTCCCAGCCGAACCTCCGAAGGATGCAGGACGAGCTCCGCGAGTGGGCTGAGACCGTGGGGTTCGCGGGGAAGATGGTGGAGGCGGAGAAGGAGTGCGTCACCACCGGTGATGTGATCTGGGCGCTCTGGCCCCAACCCGACGGCTGGCCGCGCTTGCAGGTGTACGAGCCGAACGCCTACTTCCCCCACCTCTCAACGAACGACCTCGAGTACCCCGACGTGGTCGACCTCGCCTGGGAGGAGGAAGGCCCCCCCGGTCCCCCGGACTCGAACGGGCATCGGGCTCGTGAGCGGTTCGTCAGAAGGATGCGGTGGAAGCTGGTCGACCTCACCACCATGCGTGTCCTGGAGACCCCGAACGGGCCGATGTTCGGTGCGCTCATGGAAGGGGAGGTGGTCACCGGCGAGGGCCAGGTGGTCCGGCAGGTCCCCTACTCCGATGAGCCCGTCACCTCGACGTGCATCTACTCGATGGGCCTGTGGACTCTGGACCAGGTGGGGCCGGCGGGCATCCCCGACTTGAGCGAGGGGGCGGCGAGGGAGTTCGAGGAGGTCGATTTGCTGTGCGACTTCATTCCCCTCGTCCACATCCCGAACACCCCCGCGTCGAGGGAGCATTACGGGCAGTCCTGTTTGGCCCCTGTCGCCCAGGTGCTCGACGATGTGGGGCAGGCCGACACGGACCTGATGGAAGCCCTCCGGCTCACCACGGGGCCCGCCATCGCCCTATCCGGGGCGCAGTCGGACGACCAGGACATCCAACCCTTGGCCATCTTCAACCTCGGCGCTGAGGGTCAGATGACCGTGTTGGACCTCAGCACCGGTATGCAGATCGCGATGGCCGGCCGGGAGTCCCTAATCGACCGGCTGCTGATCAACTCATCCATCCCACGTTCGATGGTGGGCCGGGTTGATTCCTCCGAGGCCCCGTCCGGTATCGCGATGCTGATTGACGCCGCCCCGTTCGCAGCCCTCATCGGCACGCTGCGGATGGCCCGTGAACCCAAGATGTCCCTGTTGCTGAAGTTCGCTCAACGCCTCGCCATGGTCGCGGGGGCCATCGATGCGGGCGAAGTCCCGAAGTCGGTTGTCTCTTACGGCAGCTTCCTGCCGATGGACCGGGGGCAGGTGGTCACCGAGGTCGTCGCCCTGTTCACCGCGAAGCTCATCTCCCGGGTCACCGCCATCCGCACCCTCATCGCCGCGGGGTTTGCCATCGACGACGCCGAGGCCGAGGTGGCTCAGGTGGAGGCGGAGGACATCGCCGGCGCGAAGGAACTGGCTGACGCGACGGGTTCGGAGCAGGCAGCGGCGGACCGGTTGGGCATCGAGCTACCCGAGGCACCGCAACCCCCAGAGGTCACCTTGCCGGAGCCACCACCACAACCGCCTGTGTAACGACGGTGGGCCTACTCGAAGATCACCTCAAGTACGAGGCGAGGCCGCTGCTCATCGGTCAGGACCCATTGCAGCGGGGAAGGCGCCTCAAACTCCTGCGGGTTGATGAACGTGGCGTCCTCGGCATCTCCGCCGAGGTTGACCCGTTCCCTTCGGAGCAGATCAAGCAGATCGTTGATGTCGCCCGGAGCGAAATCGCCGATCAGGTATCCCTCAGCGTCGTTGACGTGACGCGCGAGCACTCGAATCATTTCGTCGTCCCCCTCGTAGGTGTATCCGACGACCCCGAACCTAGCAGAGCGTGATGGCGGTCCGGGTGTTGGCGACGAGGGTGGGCCAGTGCAAGTGCGGCCGCAAGATCAGCATGCGGACCATCGCCACTGATGTGAAGGACTCGATACCGGTCGAGCTGAGCGCGTGCCCTGGGTGCGACAGGATTCGGTGACACGGGTTTGGCCTGTCGACGAACCCGAAGAGGCCGAGGACCCGGTACCGGAACCACCCGCCCTTGAGGTGGAGGTGACGGACAACCCGGTGGTGTTCGAGCTCCTCGACCATCGGGGTGAGGTCATTCGTCAGTGGTTGGCGCGACCACCGATCGGGTTCGCGCTCCCCGATTAAGGGTTGCATCCCGAGACGCCGTTTGCTGCATCCCCATCACCCCTAGCGGTTTGTCGGATTCTTCACGGCGTGCCCGACGAGCCGACACCGACCCCCACCCCCGCGCCCTCGCCGACCATGTCGACGCAGGGCGTTCTTTCCGTCCCCACCCTGACCCAGGCCGATGTCGACAAGGCGGCTCGAGCCGCGGCGAAGCAGGGTGCAGCGGAAGCGAAGGCCGAGCTCGACGCCTACCTCGCCGAGGAGGCCCGCAAGGCTGACCTCGACAAGCTGGATGCTGCGTCGAAGGCCGAGGCCGAGCGTGACGCCGCCCTCGCCAAGGTGCAGGACGCCGAACAGCGACTCGCCAAGCGTGAGCACGACGCTGTCGTCAACGCCCGCCTGCTGTTCGCCGATGTCCCTGGCAAGACCGTGGCCGATGTGTCGAAGCTCGTCGAGGCTCCCATTGGAGCGGACGAGGCAACCATCGACGCCGCCGTCGCCGCCCTGCGTGAACGCCTCCCCCAGTTGTTCACCCCGTCCACCCAAACCCCCCAATTGCAGACGGTGCCCACTCAGCAGAACCAGCCGCCGGTTCGCACCTCCGCCAACACCATCGACCCTGCCCGTGAACGAGCCCGCCAGCGGCACGGTTTCACACCGACGAACGCCGCCTAAGGAGCACCTGTGAGCACTGACATCCACCGCACCTCCACTTCCTACCTTGTCGCGGAGAACCGAAGCTGGCTGCACGACGGGGGCGGCCTCGACCACCTGGAGACCGGCACCCTCGACGTGTCCACCCTGACCCTCGCAACCCACTTCCCTAACGGGCTGTTCAAGTCGGGTTCCGGGCTGTACCTGCTCGACACGGGGCTGTGGACCGCTGCCATCGTCGGTGGCGACACCAACGAGGTCCAGACCCTCACCACCGGCGGCTCCGGCCTCACCTCGTACACCCTGACCTACGCGGGCCAGACCACCGGGGCCATCGCCGTGGACGCCACCTCCGCCACCGTCAAGGCCGCGCTCGCTGCCCTGTCGAACCTGGACGCCGACGACTTCGACGTCACCGGTTCCGCTTCGGGTCCGTGGACCGTCACCTTCAAGGGCGCCCAGTCCGGTGAGAACGTCCCCCAGATGACCTCCACCCCCACCGGTGGTTCCGGCACCCTCACCGTCGCCACCTCCACGGGTGGCGCCGCTGGCACGGGCCTCCGGGGCGGGCTGCTGTACGACACCATCCCGCTGACCGCAACCACCGACGCGGACCGTGGGATCCCGATCATGACCCAGGGGAAGGTTCGCACCTCGAAGCTGCCGACCAACCACGGGGTTGATGACGCCTTCAAGGCGGCCTGCCCGCTCATCGAGTTCATCTAGGAGTCTGAATGGCTACCGCCTTTGACCTGACCGACCTCACGCAGCTCACCGAGTTCGCACGCACCGAGGTCCCCCTTCCCGCCACGTTCGGGCTGAACCAGTTTCTGCCGGACACCCTGATCGACGACATCCGCGTCGATGTCGGCACGATCACCCGGACGAACCGCAGCGCCACCTATAAGGCGTATGACGCGGCGACCCCGATCGGTGTGCGGGACACCTTCACCACGTCAAGCGTGAAGATCCCACCGACGGGTCAGAAGCTGCCGATCGGTGAGTACGAGGCCATCTCGCTGAACGCCGCCCGTGGGGCTCAGACCTCGCAGCTCGTGGACGCCATTTACGATGACGTGGCGAACAACACGAGGGCCGTGCAGATCCGGGCCGAGTTCGCCCGGGCCGATGTGCTCCTGGACGGCAAGCTGACCCTGACCGGTGAGAACGGGCTGACCATCGAGTACGACGGTGGCGTGGCCGCCGGCAACCTCGACGACACCGTGGGCACCGACTGGGCCACGGTCGCGACGGCGGACCCGGTGCAGGACCTCCGAACCATCATCGACGCCTACCAGGCGCAGTCCTCCGATGGGTCCGAACCGGATCACATCATCATGTCGAAGCAGGTGTTCGGGTACCTCCAGCGGAACGTGAAGATGGCGAACTTGTTCGCTGTCAACTCCGGTGCCCCCGGGGTCCTCACGAACGAAGCGGTGTCCGCCACCCTGAACGCTTTCGGGTTCCCGCCGGTCACCCTGTACGACGCCAAGGCCGTGTCCCCCGCTGGTTCGTCCGGCCGGATTCTTCCCGCTGACAAGATCATCCTTTGCGGCAACGGTGTGGGGCGCACGATCTGGGGCATCACCGCTGAGGCGCTCGAGCTGGTCAACTCCGGGTTCCTGACCCTTCAGTCGGCGCCGGGGATCACCGCGGTGACAACCAAGGAGTTCGACCCGGTGAGGGTGTGGACGAAGGCCGTCGCCACGATGATGCCTGTCATCGACGACCCCACCAAGCTGTACGTCGTTGAC